CACGCTGACCGCAAACACCCGCAATTTCACGCTGCCAAGCGGGCAGGGCACGTTTATCGTTATTGATTACATAAATGTTCTTACGCCGGTTGGATCAACCGCAGCCAATGGCACGAGAACGCCACTTATCCCAATGTCGCGCGACACAATAGACGTTATATACCCGTCCGGCCAGACCGCGACCGGCGTTCCGCAGTATTTCGGCATGATCGACCCCGGCACCGTGATGCTCGCGCCATCACCCGACGCCGCATACGCGACCGAAGTAATTGGCACTATCCGTCCGACGCCGTTGTCCTCGACAAACACAACGACAATTCTGACCACCTATTTGCCAGATCTATTCATGGCGGCGTCGATGGTGTTTGCGTCCGGCTACATGCGTAACTTTGGTTCTCAGGCCGACGATCCGCGCATGTCGCAATCGTGGGAATCGCAGTATCAACTGCTCAAGGCATCCGCCCAGACTGAACAGGCCCGCCAGCGTTTTGAAAGCTGGGGTTGGTCGTCCGGCAACCCGCAAAAAGAAACCTCAATTCCGAGAGCTTAAACCATGTCAACTACAAACAGTCGCGGTCTTATTCTTCCAACAGTTGGCTCGGACGTGTCAACGTGGGGCGGGTATCTTAACAATAACTTCGCGTACATTACGCAGATGTTTGGCACGGTGTTGAGCGTTCCTCTTACTAGTGGCGTAACAACTAACTTGTCTCAGTCGCAAACTCAGAACGGCACAATTCAGCTTACCGGCGAATTGTCCGCACAGACCATTGTCACGTTTCCTAATGTTTCAGGTTATTGGAACATTGACAACAGAACAACGGGTGTTGGCTATGTTATGCTTTCAACAGCAACCGGCACTAATGCCACCATTGGCATCCCGCAAGGCAAGACGTCGCAAATCTATGTTGATATTACAAGTTCGACACCAGGCATTAAATTTCTTAATCCGGCAGACCCTGGCACATATTGGGACTACGCCAGCGGCACTGCCCCGTCTTGGCTTATGGGATGTACTAGCAACGGCACCACGGCGCTGTTGCCTTGGATAACTTGCGATGGCTCTGCGGTGTCTAGGACAACTTACCCTTACTTGTATCAAGCCATCGGCACGACATGGGGCATAGGCGACGGAACCACTACTTTCAACGTTCCAGACCTGCGCAACAGGGCGCGTGTGTCTGTATTTCCTTCAACGCCACTTATTACAACACCATTAAACGGTGCAACCGTCGGCGCGGTTTCTAGCACAGGCGGCTCTAATGTAGTAATTGCACAGGCAAACCTCCCGGCGGTTACGCTGACGACGACAATTGCAGCCGGCCAAGGTAGCCATAATCATACGATTGGTTACGATCGAACAGGCGCGGCCTTTGAATCTGCTCAAGCCACCACCTCCTCCGGTACGTTGCTGACCAGTACGGCAACCCTTCCTGCAATGACAGGTACGACGCCACTTGGCGGCAGCGGTACGGCAATTTCAACAGTACAACCAACGGCCATCGCGGGCCTAACTTTTATTAAAACCTAATGCCAATTAAATCCGTCAAACTAATACCGGGCGTCAACGTCGAAAAAACACCGACGCTGAACGAGGCTGGCATATCGCAAAGCTCATTCGGGCGCTTTCGTGATGGTCTGTTTCAAAAAATAGGCGGGTGGGCGCAGTACTTCTTTTATAACGCGGGTATTCCGCGCGCGCTTCACGCTTGGCAAGACTTGAACTCACTTGGCCATCTTGCGGTCGGCACAACGTCGTCATTCGGCGTGATTACATCCGGCGCGGTCAACGTGTTGACGCCGCAGCAACTTACGACAAACCCGGCGGTTAATTTTTCAACGGTAAGCGGAACTAAATTAGTCACCGTCATCGACGCCTCGCTAACCGGCGTGACGACCATATACGATGGCGTCTATTTTAACACGCCAGTGTCGGTCGGCGGCCTTATTCTGTCCGGGTTTTACTCAATCATTGAGCCAATAGCGTCCGCGACTAGCTACACCATTACGGCGGCTAAAAACGCAACGGCCACGGTTAACAACGGCGGCGCGGTGCCGACATTCACAACAGTATCCGGTTCCGCTGTTGTCACGGTTAATCTTACGGCGCACGGCCTTGCAAATAATGATACTATCAATTTTCCAATATCGACGACTGCAAACGGCGTCGTCATTGTCGGTTCGTACGTCGCCACTGTTGCGAGCGACCCAGACACATTTACCATAACAGGCAACGCTCAGGCCACTGCAAGCGGCACCGTTTCTATGAACGGCGCAGCGGCGCAGCTTCTTTATACGATCACGGCAGGACCGGCAGCGTCGGGCGCGGCATTCGGCACGGGAACAACATACCCGGTCACGTTTACAAATTCATCGGCCAATGTGGGCGGCACGGGGTTGCCGACATCGGTTGGAACCCCGTGTTCGTTTACGACAACCGGCGCACTGCCGACAAACTTTGCGCCGTTGACCACATCGGTAACATTCACAAATTCGTCGGCAAATATATCTGGGTCAGGTTTGCCCACAACGGCGGGCGCTCTGGTTACTTTCACGGGCGCGTTGCCGATTGGGTTCGACGTAGGAAACACATATTATATCCTGTCAGGTGGCAGTTCGTCAACGATCACCGTATCGGACTCCGTTGGCGGGACGGCCATTGTCGCGGGAAGCGCCGGTGGTTCTGGGACGATGGCGTATAACAACACGTTCTTTGCGCTTGGCGGAACGTCGTCGATTATCACTGTGTCAGCAGCAAGCGGCGGCGCGGCAGTCGTGGCGGGCAGCGCGGACTCTGGCACGCACACACTAAACATAGGTTTCGGCAGCGGCACTTACGGTTTTGGTATTACATCCGGTACGCAAACCGGAACGCCTATCAGCGCCACAAACTGGACTATTGATAACTGGGGGCAGGACGTTGTCGCGTGCCCGGCAGGCGGCGGCATTTACTACTGGAACCCAACAGGCGGGTTTACTACGCTAGTCAACATCCTCACCGCGCCCGTATTCAACGAGGGCATCTTCGTCTCAATGCCGCAGCAAATCCTTGTGGCATACGGGTCGACCGTCGCGCAGAACATCGGCGTGCAGCAAGACCCGCTATTGGTCGCATGGTCCGACATTGGCGACTTTGAGGCTTGGACGCCGCTTACGACAAACCAAGCCGGTTCATACCGCATTCCGACAGGTTCAAAGATCGTCGGCGGCATACAGGGTCCGCAGAACGGCCTGATCTGGACCGACCTTGATATGTGGTCGATGAACTACCTCGGTTACCCATTGGTGTTTGGCTTTACCAAGGTCGGCGCTAACTGCGGCCTCGCCGGTAAACACGCGGCGTGTCAATTAGGCGGTAACGTGTACTGGATGGGCCAGTCCAACTTCTTCATGTTCGGCGGGTCCGGTGTTCAAGTCATCCCGTGCCCTATCTGGGATTATGTGTTCCAGAACGTTGACACCGCCAACATCTACAAGACCGTTGCCTGCGCCAACACGTCTTTCAACGAAGTGTGGTGGTTTTTCCCAGCGTCTGCCGGGTCGGGCGAGCCAAACCGATATGTTAAATATAACACCCTTGAGCGCACATGGGATTACGGCGTTCTGTCGCGCACGGCATGGATCGACCAGTCCGTTCTGGGGTCGCCGATTGCCGCTTCGCCGGATTCTTACATCTGGCAGCATGAAACAACGGAAGACGCAGCGGGGTCGCCTATCGTCTCGTCTATGCAGACTGGTTACTTCGTTGTCAACGAAGCCCACGAAAAAACGTTCATTGACTTGATCTGGCCGGATTTCAAATACGGGCTATATGGCGGCTCTCAAGGGGCAAGTATTCAAGTCACGGTTTACGGTGCGGATTATCCGACAGACACGCCGACAGCGTTTGGCCCTTTCACGATGAACTCAACCACTCAATACATAAACCTGCGAATGCGGGCGCGACTTGTGGCGATGAAGTTTGAATCGTCTGATTTAGGTTCATTCTGGCGTATTGGCAACGTGCGTGTGCGATACGCACAAGACGGCAAGGTGTAAAATGGCCTCATTAGATGACGTTGTTACAGCCGC